GATTTACTATAGCTGCAGAAGTTACTTTAGGTCTATAACCTAGCATATAAGCTAGAGTATATAAGTTACCTTTTTGTTTAGCGTACTGTAAAAATGTTTCTTGAAGTTGATTATCTAAATAGAATGAAAGAACATCTCCTACATATGAAGCCATATCAATGAACATACTACCAGGGGATGCCTGAGTAAAGTCATTATACACGGTAGGATAGTAAGCCTTAGCATACTCTATTAAGTCAGCTTTAAAAGAAGTAAAGTCTTTGTTTAAATATTTAATATCAACTTGGTTAGCCATTTCTACATGTTTTGTATAGTCAATATAACCGAATCATTTTCATTTGATCTTAATAGTCTATAACTGAATTTTATATTGATTGAATTATAATCTGGATTTCCTATTATCTCTAAAGTAGTAACTTCAACTTGAGGAAATTGATTTTCCATCTGAGTTCTTATTGATTGCTTAATCTCTTCAAAAGATGCTTGATCTATTTGTTCAAATAATCTAGCTCTAAGACCAGCTCCAAAAGTAGGATTAAAAATCCTTTCTCTAGGATCTGTTAATAGAAAGTTGATAATATTATACTTTATTTGATCTTTTGTTGTATATACAGAAGAGAACACGTTTTCAGCATCAAAAGGGATTTTAACTCCAATTGCTGTTGAAGGTTTTAAATCTAATGGTGATATTTGTTTTAATCCGTAAGCCATTATATTTGTCCTTGCTCTTTAAGTTTTGCCATAAGACCTGTAAAGTCTGGAACCTCATTTATCTGAACCGCATCTAGGTTTGAACTTGGTCTAGCAGTTCCTAACATGCCTCCTACACTTCCTACTTTCACTTCTTTAGGCTGAAAAGCAAGTCCTGGGTGAACATTGTCTGAAGTCATATTAAAGTCTTCATTTAACATACTTTGTGCAGTATCATTTAAGAATGCTGCCATAGGATTATTTCCTGTAAATTTAACAGGTTTAGGAATAGCCGTGTTTAAAGTACCTGGTATTTTAGATTTTACCTGCTCCTGTAAGCTCTTTTTAGGGTCCGCCATAGGAGTTTTCTTAACTTCACTTAAAAGTTTAGGAAGTTCCTCTTTAAGAACAGCCCTGAGCTCCTCTCTAATTAATTTTCTTAATTGGTCTACTTGTCCCATATCTTATAAATATTTTACTTATAAATTACTATGCTTGTATATTTGATTTAAATTTTGAATTAGGATCAGTATTTTTTAGATCTTGTGCACTATTTTGAGAATATGTAGCAAATACTTGTCTTACCTTTTTCCTTAACTTTTTACCTCCAGGCAAATTATTTAGGAAAGATTGAAGTCCCAAACCATCATTTTCATCATTTAGAACATCTATATCTTGTTGAGTTATTTGTATGTCACTTAGATTTAAATCATTGGTGTCTAAATATCTAATAGCATCTGCTACAGCTACAGTTTCTTCCGCGTCCAGTGTAGACAATCCTATATTAACGAATCCACCAGAAACAAGAAGAACTTTTACTTCATTTATAATAATAAGGTCTAAAGAAGCAAATGTAGGAGTAGATTGAACAACAATTATGTTACTATTATTTCTTGCCACTCCAAATCTTCTTCTTATATTTATACCTTCATCAACTATTTGTTCAGTTACTATTTCTATGGTATATTCACCAAAACTCCTTTCTCTACTAGATTCTGCTTGATTATACCGGTCTAAAAAGTCCTGTAATTGATTAACACTATTAGAAAGATTATTTATTGTATCTTGTATTTCTTGCTTTAATTCATCATCTATGTTATTACAGCTTTCTAAATTTAATAAAATAACATTAAGTTTTTGTATAATATCAAACATTCCTGCTATAAGAATAGAAACAAAGCTGGCAACTAATCCTAATACAGCATCTATTTGCCTTAGTCTTTTTACAGATTTCTTTTTTCCTGATTCCTCTATTCTTTGTTCAAGAATATTACCTTGAGCTACAATTAAACCAGAAGGTAAATACATTGCCGGAATAGGATTTTTCGTAAGAAATGATTTTATAACATCAAATATTCTAATTAATAAAACAAGAATTTTTATTATAACTCTACCTGTAGATATATACTGAAGTACTTTTAATGCTATAGAATTTATATTATTAGCAGTTTTTAATATGTTTTTTAATAGAGGTATTAATTTAGTAGGAGTAATTATTTTATTGATTTTAGCTATTTCTTCTTGAAGTCTTCCTCCTGTCAAATTATCTGCAAAATTAACAACTGCTGATGGACTATTTAATCCTTGTATTGCTATACAATAGAATCTTATTTTATCTATTTTGTCTATTAGTTTTCTTAAATCTTCATTAGGTATTTGTCTAAGATCTGTGTATTGATTAAAAAATCCTAAGGTATCTTGTAGAAAATTAGATGCTGTACTTAGTTCAGGAAATGAAGTCCTTAATTCCCCATTATTTAATAAACCTGAAGGACCAGTTATATTTTGTATTCCTTGAGATACTTGTTGTATTAAATCATATAAAGCTTGTTTAGAAGGTGGATTTAAAGTATCTGAGTAGCTCTTATAATACCTGTCTATATATGTTTGAATATCGTAAGCTGTCTTTTGTAGTACCCACTTAGACCTCTCTAACTGACTTCCTGATGGAGGATCTTTTTTTGGGTCAAAAGGCTCTCCGCCAGGTGTTTTACTTAGAGCGTAGTTTATTAAATTACAAAAATCAACTCCAGCTATTTCATTTAGTATATTTAGTATGCCTTTATCTAATGCTCTAGTTATAGGATTAAGACTGTCTTGTTTTTGATATTTACCGTAAAGAAAACCAATAACAGAAGATTGAGCATTTATTATAAATCTAGCAATTAAAGCTATTACTTTTTCTAAACCTTTAGAAAGTTGAGTATTAGTATTAATACTATCATCTCCTAAATTAACATATCCAGCCTGAACTTTGGGATTATTGTTAACTTTATTTACAGTAGCAGCGATATTTGGATTTAAATTTGGTATCATTATCTACTAAAAGTTACTTTTGATAATACTGGAGTATCCGCGCTTTGTAATAAAACCTTTAATCTTCCAGATTCTTTTGCTATTAGTTGCCCAGCCTCTCTTATTTTTTGCATAGATGCGCCTAGATCTTCAGATGCTACAACACTTAATTTATTACCAGCTTGTTCTAGATTAGCAAGTAACACAGATAATTGAGTCACCATAGATCTTCCTAAAATTGTAGGCTCTCCTAATGCTTGTGCTTTTGAACCTAATTCTATTATTTTTGTATCTAATAAAACTTTATCAACGGCATCTAAATTAATAGTTTTAGTTGATGATAAAGAAACAGCTTCTTTACCAAAAAGAAATATTGCATCTGTTTTAGAATGCAATAAAACCCTTTCAGATGAAAGAATTATTTGATCGCCTTTATATGGAAATACAGGTTTAAACATTATTGTATTGCATTTTCATCTTGAAATTGTGAAGATAGTGTTTCATCTGCTAAAGGAGCCCTTTGTATTTCAAGAACATTTTGAATTATAGGATTAATAGATACTCCAAATGAAGCCAAAGGAAATGCATTTAAATCAGTTAGATTTATTTCTTGGCCATGAGTTAGATATATAGAAGATCCGTCTATATTAATATCTTCAACTATATTATCAAATTTACCTAATCCTGCTCTTTTTCCTTGATTATTTACTATAATAGTAATAGGATTACCACTAGTACCTTTATTTGACCAAGTATTAAAGTTCTTCATAACAGGAACTGTACTACCAAATCTTATAGACTGACCAAATCTTGCTTGTAATATTATATCTCCTTCAAAAGGTTTTAAATTCCTAACTGTATCTTTTTCTTCAAGAGTTTTTCCTAAAGGAAGTTTAACTTTATTAGCTACATCATTACCTGAATAATTTGGTTTATTTGTGTAGTTATCATTAAGATATTTTGACCATTCATTTAAATTAGGAAATGCACCATGATTAGCATGGTTCCATAAATCATAAGGAGGGAAATAAAAGAATTGCTGTCTAGTTGCTTTATCATTCAATTTAGGGCTAGGTCCTGGGAATATCAAAACATTTTCTCCGTATGTTGGATATTGTTTTATAAAATTAAACATAGGATATGCAGGCTCAGATACTTCTTTTGATTTAGAAGTTCCTAAAGTTGAATATAGTATTTCGTATCTTATTTTTCCTATATCTCCAGGACCTGTATAATCAGGATCTGGGAATTTAGTATTTGCTATAAAAGGTCCAAATACTACTTTTTTAACCCTACCTATAATGTAATATTGTCCTAAACCACTTCTTGTGGAACTATCAAATTTATTACCAAAAGTATATCCTTCAGTCATTATGCGCTAGGTAGTTGTTTAGGGTCTTTTATTTTAATATTTGAAACCTCAGAAAATAGTTGCTCAATATCCTTTTCAGTAAGAACACCAGAATCTTCTGCATCTCCAGCCTTTTTATTTTCAGCAGCTTTTTGAAAAAGATT